ATGCGAAAGGGGGTGTATATTATAGAGACCCCCTCCCCCCTAAAAGATATATGTCCTAGACTCCTTCAACAACTTAAACAAAGTGTTAATGAAGCATAAAACATACATCTTCTAGAGGTTTGAGAGATTCTACTTAGACATTTAATACTAAAAACTAATTAATTTACACAGTAATAGTAACTACACTATACTTCATAATCTTCTTTAGTTACTTTCTTGTATAAACCATTAACGTTCTCTTCAACTATTTCATCCATTGCTACTTCTATAGCTAAATCTTGATCAAAATTGCTTAGCTCATCAGAAGTAATCACAAAGGAAGCCAACATGCCTGATGTGTTGTAGCCATGGAGGTTGTCAAAAGCGTACCACTCTTTGAACTGTGTGAAGGGGGAGTATGGGTTGTCTTCAGTTGTTAGCATGTGTACAGTGTTACCATCATACATACTATCATACTCTCCTTTCATAGTTAGAATAGTGCTTCATGTACAGTACTCACTGGTACGCCTAGGGCAGCAGCTATGTCCGACTGTGGTACACCACGTGCTAGCATGAGCCTAGCTCTTGTCATCTTAGCATCTGTCATAACAGTCCTCTGCCTAGGTGTAGCGAGGGCCTTAACATGTTCTATGTCAGTGTTGTTGAGGATCTTACTAAGCATGTTCTGACTAACAGCATGTGCCTGTATAGCTTCCCATTCACGGGGCTCTATAACAACAGGTACTTTCTTAGCACCCACTCTAACACGGGCCTCTACTAAAGCTTGCCCCTTAATCTTCTTAAGATCACCACTAGAAAGATCAGGATTCGCCTCTACCTTGATCCTAACAATGGCGTTTCCTACGACCTGGGCTTTTCTTTCGAGAGGGGCGTTTTTAAGGGCGGTCTCTAACTTGGCCTTCAATGAATCGACCTCGGGCTTGTATACTACAGCCGCAGTAGGGGACCTCTTAATAGAGGGGGTCTTCAAGGAAGCTAGCCTAGCATTGTTAGCTAGGTCTTTCATCCTATTAGAGTGGTCTGCATAGATGCCTTCCATAATGGTACCGGGATTCTTTTTGGAACCACCACTGGTAAGCTTGTATGCATCATCTACATTAGAGAGGGCTTTGACCTTCATGGTCGAGGGCACTTCTTTTGTAGTGGTTTTACCTGTCTTCTTAGAAACGGTAGTTACTATGTACTTCTTACCGGTTTCTTCATACACCAACTTGCCAGTCTTGGGGTCAACAGGGCCGCCTTTAGATGCAGAACGGGGTTTCCGCTCGTTAACATAGGCTGTTGATTGGGCACGGGAAATGATTGTAGAAGCGCCCTTCAATCTACCAGTGCTGTGTTTGCCCTGATAGGTTTCTTTCAACTTGTTAATTCCCTGATCCCTAGCTGACTGACGCCAATCTAGTTCATGCTTTTCTGCATCGATAACAACCATCGAATGCTTAACTGCACGGGCGATTTCATCATGATGTGCACCCTGCAAGGTCATATCTGTAATGAGATTAGAAACCTCACCCATCAGACGCTGTTTACCACGATCATCTAGCTTAGGCATACCTTCATACTTAGGATAAGCAGTACGTGCATCAAATCCCTTAAGCGCTTCTAGAGCAGAGGAGGATTTAACAGACTTATTGTTATTAGGTATAACCAATACAGTATCACCATCGAAGTCTGCGCCAGACAGTCGTTCTGCAACCTTATGGTTGATACCGACAGCATCCTGAGCTTGGCCCATGATTTTCTTAGCAGTGGGGTTTCGATTGTTAACTGTTAGCTCAGGGATCTCAAACGTACCACCGTGAGGATAACGAATAAGTGCAACTCGAGTGCCATCTTTGAAGTTGGGGGCGTAAATTTCAGTCTCTCGCATGCTGTTCATGGGGAGAATAACCTGAGTACGTTGCCCTGGCAATGATGCTGCCTTCAAATGTACAGCAGAAGAGTCAGCGCTATCAGCAAACTTATCTAGCAGCGCCTTACGAACTACGGGGTTAGTGAGACTATTAATCTCATCCAACTCAGTCTTTCGTTCCTTAAATCGTGCATCCAACTGTGCTTTTGCCAATGATTCAGGCTGCTTCGATAGCATCTGAGATGAGAGGCTCTTAGACCACTTATCCCAGTCACCTTCTTCATTAACTACATTAAGAACGCCTTTTTGACCGCCAGGCTTAATAACTGCACCAAACGGATTATCTGTGTCGATAGTACCATCAGGATTGCGCTTCAACTCTTTAAGTGCGTCCAGTTTGTTGCCGGAGTTACTTTTAGACGTGTTGAATACGACATCTGTGCCCTTCGGGAGATCATCCCGATACATGGCCATACCTTTAAGATAATGGGTGCCATCAACCTGAATTCGAACCTGTGCGTAGTTCTTACCGCCAAGTGATAGATCGTCAACACCACGACGAAGATACATAACGCCATCTTCTTTACCACCACCGTCTTCAGCGTATACAATCTTCAAACGCTTAGAACTAAGATTCTCAGGAGGCTTGAGTCCAAGGAACGAACGTCCACCATCATCTGAATGCTTAGAGATCGAACCAATCTTTGAGGGATCAGAAACGATATCACGGTATGTGGTACCAGCTGGTGCCAGAACCTTGAGCGTAGTCTTTTGGTTTGTACCGAGCTGGGGAACCTGAACGTTATGGGTGACATAACCTTCTTCCTTGAGCATGGCTATAGCGGTCTTAATACGAGTTTCACTAACACCTACGTGATACTCAATACCTGCACCGATATCAAGCAAACCCTGAGAATCTACCTCTGCACGCAGCATATCTGATACGTGGTGGAGGATAGACTGCTCAGCAGCCAGGGGGTTCTTTAGCAAACCACGAATAGTTGACTCCGGCATACCCATGCGTTCTGCAATGGCATTGGTAGACCAACCCTTAGTTTCTTTCAAACGCAGAGCCATATTGGTGTCAGCCTGCTTCTTCTTCTCTTTAGCAATCGTCTTGAGTGCTCGAAGATCGGTAGAACTAGGCTGAAAGTTGCCATTTCGGTCTGTGCGGCCAATTTTAAGTGAGCGTGCAATTTCTGATTCTGAGAAACCCTGCTTCTTAAGATCTTCTACCATCCCTAGGAATGATGTGGATCGAGAGACAACGGTTCCACCAGAACCCCACGGGTACCGACCAGAACGTCGAAGGACGCCATAGTGAATAAGGACATCGTCTTCTTCGATGATGAATGTCACGCTAGCGCCTCCTCTTTAATTCGGTTGATGATCTTATCTGCAGTGATCATCTTATCAATGATATGGGCAATGTCATCAAGTTCGGGGATGTGGACAATAATGGCATCGTTCTGATAGATGCGCAATTCAATCCTGATGTCAGATGGACGGATCTTATATTCAAGACAGAACAGTGCGACATAGATCATCAGTTGATCCATATTGGCCGGGGACTCGCCAGTCTTAAGATCATGGATTCGAAGAGTATTCTTCCTAAACGAGATAGCATCTGCTGTGCCGAACGCGTTGTCAGAATATGCGAGTACAACCTCAGGCTCCATAGAGAAACCAATGGCATCATTCACATACATGGCAATAGTGTTCCGACCCTGAAGCTTAACTCCAAGACGGATGGCATTAGCAGCGAACTCGTGTAGTTCCGTTCCTCGTGCTGCAGCCATTGCTGACAGGTAAGAACGGGCAATCTTATCTTCGTCGTATCTAATCCAATGATACTTGCTGGCGCTTAGGAATGCATGCTTGCCCTCAAGAGCAAAGTGCTTTATGAAGCGCATCTAGAACTTCTTCCTGGTTCTCGGGGTATACGAATGACGCATAAGACAATTCATCAAACGCGTTGATGTAGTAGTGTTGGTTAGGTTGTCTCGATGCGTTGGCACTACGCTTAAATTCTAGAGCGGCCCATCGATCCTTATATATAACGAACACATCAGGCATACCTTGACGAGCTGTGGCGTCAGGCGTTATAAAAATAATACCTGGAAATTTAATTTTCAAACCGTCGAGAAACTGTTTCTTAAACTTACTCTCAAGCGGTGTCACCATTTTTCTCCTTTCAAAAGAAAAAGTGAGGAGCGGTATTTCATCTCCTTCTATTATAGGGCATGTCAGAATTGCGTGGTCAAATACACCTTCTTGTGGTCACAGCCCAGCAAAGTGGGATTTTGTGAAAACTTTTATAGATACCCTTTTTCCCTCCAGAAAAGTTTTAGGGTATTTAGTGGCGGTAGTGGCCAAAAGGTATACAACTACAACTTTGTGGTCGCAAAAGTGAATCGGTTTGTGCTCAGCCTCTCGAGTTGTATACCTGTGTGTGGTCACAAATCGTGGGCCAGTAAATTTTGCGTTTCTGGCCCATTTGGCCACTAAAGTGGGCAGTGATCCCGATAAAGGTATACAACGCGACCACAAGCCAAAATCTTTTCTGGCCCAAGTGGGCTAAAAAGTGTATACCTTCTTGTGTCCGAGTATACCTTTTTCCGTCCGTACACTATCGAAAAAGAAGAGCAGGTGTTTAGTCTGTCTCCTTTTTAGTTCTACTTAGTTGTGCATGTATCCGGGGCTTGTGATGTAGAGGATTCCGCCGGCCGTAACAAGGCTGACGATTCCAACAACGATGTAAGCGAGCTCGGCGAGCATGGCAATTCCTTTCGTAGGGGGTCATTATACACCTTGTGAATCCTGCGAAGGGTGGACAGTTTTTAGACATGTCCAGGTCGATTATTACGCTACGACCAGCATAATAAGAATGCCAACCACAACACCTAGCAGAACCCCAGGCCAAAAGCTAACCATGTTCACTCCCTCCCTATATTAGGAGAATGCCTTCGCAATCAACCAGATGACCGCGACTACACTCCCTACGATCCATGTGCCAAGGAGACACACGGCGGCTACAAGCCAGAATAATTCTTTCATCTTTATCTCCTTTTCTTTTTTAGCTTCCTTAACAGTTGCGTTCTCACGCATTTCATTATAGAAGCCTTCTATTGATTCGTTGAAGTCTTTCCAGTTTTCAATTGGTTTATTCTCGAGCATGTCATTCCTAACCGAAGAATATAAATCGGAGTACAAGGCCGAGGACAATGAACGCGCATAGCCAGCACAAGGCATCACTAACCCACCTTTTCATTTTCTGATCACCTCGAAGAATCCGTTATCTAGTTTTTCACCTGTCTCTACATATAGTAGATCAAGTGCTGCCTTGCTCAAGAAGCTGATGTCGCCATCTTCACCGAACTCTGTAACCAGGTAAAACCCGATCAGGTCAGCGATTTGCTCTTCTTCGATTTCAAAGCGGTTAGTCAAGTAGAACAGATTGTTTTCATCGATCAGTACTACTTTTTTGATATTGCTCATTTAAAAGCCTCCCTCTCAAATACCTTTTCGTTGAAGTTTAGTTTTTGGTCAAGGCGTTTTTGTATTGCCTTGTCAATCATGGAATTAGATTTCAGTATGTAATAGTAGAGGTCTACAAATTTCGTATTTACGCGATCTATGCGACCTTTACATTGTTCCATCGTCCGCCATGAGTAGTTCAATGAATAGAACACCACAGCGTCCGTAAGCGTGCAGTTCCATGCTTCGGAGCCTGCCGTGTACTGTACTAGATACACCCAACGGTCTGTATCAGGGATCTCCTGATGTTTGTGACCGTTCCACTCAGCCAGGGGTATCTCGAGAAGGTATTCGAGTTTCCTGAGTAGCTCTAGTTCGTAGTCGAAGTTATAGAAGATGATCAGTCTGGGGTGATTCCCTGCGATTCGTAGAAGCTCTCGAATTCTTGATGGATCTGAGTTAACAATTCGTCGAAGGACGCTGAGTAACTCTGAGATATCGTTGATCGGTCGATTTTCATATATGTGCCATCTATCCGTAACGGCAAGCTCGAATAACGATTCACCGTAAGAAGTCTCAATATCGACGTCATGGCGGGTGGTGTGTCGTTCATGAGGCATTTGTACAAGAATCTTTGCTCGCCAATGGTTAAGTCGGCCAGTACCAATGTATCGGTCAATTTTCGGGTATCTACTGAATCGGGAGTAAACCACATGCTCCCGCATGAACTCTGTACGGTTCTTATAGAATCCGTTTGCCACGAATAGCGGCGCGTAATCCATCCAGGTATCACCGGGTGTTGCAGATAGCATGATCCATTCATTTTGTTTCGCAATCTTTAGAAACGCTTTGACCCACGATCCCGCCCCGACGAGCCTTTGCTCATCAAATATGAAGAACGCATCCACGACGTCCATGTAGGCGGTAATGTTGTTCCACGAGTCGACCGTGAGGAGGACGTTGTCGATTGATGCATCCCGTGATGTGGAAATGCGGAACGGGACTGCTTCGTGTTCCCACTCGAGTTTGTCGCGTTTCTTGGCAGTGGTGATGATGTAAATGTCTTTAGGAGTTTTGAGATGGCTGACGTTACCCTCAACAGCTCCTTCGACGTTGATTTCAAGCTCTCCGCCACAGACTTTAGTGTAGTAGTAAGCGAGTCCAACGCGGCTTTTACCCGAGCCGACTCCGCCTTTGAGAACGCATCCATTGTGCACCTTTTCTAGAGCGTCGATTTGATGTTGGTATAGATCAATCATAGCTGACCTGGAAATCTACATATTCGAACGAGAAGCCGAGATGAGAAGCCCGCTCGCCACGGAGAACACGATAGATGTTACTAGGACTACCGCCAATATAATCAGCAGCATCATACACAGTTCTAAAAACTTCCTGAGTTTCAATGATCCTCACTCTCTGCGAAGTTATGCGAGAAAACTTAATTCGTTTTGGTAGGCGATAGGCGCCCCCAAC